CGACGATTTCCCGCATGGCGTCCGAGGGAACGTCGCGCGTTCTGAGGTCGAGGGCAGCGCCCGAATAGTGCAGCGAGCCGCGCCCGTGCTTGCCGTCGACGCAGGACGTCACGACGAGCTCGTGGCCAGACCGGTTGTAAGCGCGCTCGGCCGCCATCACGGCGAACAGGACCTCCGGGCGAATGCCGGTGAGACGAACTCCAGGCTTGAGCTTGGGCATCTTACTTGGGAAAGAGTCCGGGGACGAGGTTGGCGTCCGGCACGGTCCAGCGGTCGGCGGTGACTCGTTCCAGCCGCTGAGGTTCATCAAGCTCGAGCGCGGCTACCGGAAGCTGTGAAAGCACGGCGATCGGCACGTTGCACAGCGCCGGTGTCGCCGGCACGGGCATCCATTGCTCTACCGATTGGGCCATGGTCGCCTTCCCTCCATCGCTTCGAGTTTCCGCTCAAACGGAATGCACGGATCGCACGCCGGATTTCCGCAGGTCACAGCCATGCAGCGCAGGCAGAAGGTCCGGCGCGCACCGCTCCCGCGTCGGCTGACGAAGTGACAGCCGCAGTGCGGGCACTGGAGCGTGTGCGCCACCTCGCGGCCGTCGACGAGGAACGCCCCATGTGCGTTCCGCTCGAACTTCTCGTTCGGCACGGCTACTCCTCGAACTGGATCGAGAAGGCCTGATCAAAGGCCGAGGTCACCTGTGCGGGCAGGATCGCGATGCCGTTGCCCGTCGCCGCGGGCAGCACGATCTCCTTGCCGTCCTTCGGCGCCCAGCGCCAAGTGGCCCGCTGGTTGACGCCGAACTGGAGCAGCAGGGCGTTCGCCGTAAGCGTCGGGCCGACCGAGAACGCTGCCAGGCCCGAGGTCGCGAGCGCCACCGGGTCGCCCGGGTCAAGCGCCTGCGGGGTGATCGAGGAGCCGGGCGTGCCGGGGCTGGTGCACCGCTGCGCGATGTATCGCGCCGCGTTGTCTGCGGGCGTCGCGGCCGAGCCGAAGGTCATGTCGTAGATCCGCGGCCGGATGTTGGCCGAAGAGATCAACGTAACCAGGGGCAGGGTCGAGGACTGCGTGTTGACCGCGTTTCCGTTGACGGAATAGTTGCGAGCCATGAGGTTCCTTTCCGTGGCCGATCAGGCCACTTCCACCAGTTCGATCTCGCACTCCGAGCGCGCTGGACCTGAGCTTTGGGACCAAGCTCCCTCGAAGCGCACCGTGTAGCGGCCCTGGGTGGCCGCGCCGGTCGGATCATGCGAGAACGGCGGGTTGGTTTCGTACGGGTCGTAGAAATAGAACGGTTCCTGCGGGCCGCTGCGCGCGTCATAGAAGTCGCGTAGGGCGGCCAACTGCATCGGTGTGAGCTGCTTGGCGAGTCGCCAGCGTTTACGGCTCGTATCCGCGAGGCGTCCCCGCTGGGATTCTCCGTTCTGGTACTCGTTGACGTGAACCGGATACTCACGCGCATGGACGAAGGCACGCGAGAGGTTCGCCGGCAGCACCATCACCGGCGCCGCGAGCGAAACGGATCCGGGCATCAGTGATTCCGCCGGCGCACCGCGCCCACCGTGCGGATCAGGGTTTCGAGCAGCATCAGAGCGACTCCGCCCACGACCGCCCGCAGCAGTTGGCGATTGCTTTCCGAACTCTCCTTGGCGGCCTGGATGTAGGCCTCGATCCGGGTCAGCCGTTGCGCGATGTCGAGCTTTTCGAGACTCTGGTCCAGCCGGTCGAGCCGCCGCTCGAGGCCCTCGATCCGCTGGTGGTTCTCGATGACGCGTTGCTGGACGCTGATCCCCTGGGCGACGGCGCCGAAGTGGAACAGGGCGAAGACCAGATACAGCACGGCCGCGAGATTCACGACGAGCCTCGCCGGAGGCCCGTACCGCTCAATCATTCGCATACGCTCACCTTTCCAGAAGCACGATCGGGGGCTGGTTGGCCGCAGCCACGGTCAGCGTCCCGCAAGAGGCGGGAAACGCTCCTGCGCTCCCGTTATTGCCGGCCTGGGCGAACTTCTTGTTCGTCTGGGCGTTCAACATGGTGATGACCTGGCTCGGGAGGCTCGTGGATCGCAGTGTCAGGGTCGTGGAGTCCGTGGTCATCGCCAACCAGTAGACGCCAGGGTTGAGCGTGACCGGCCCACCTGTGATCGCCTTGGTCTTGACGCCAGCCACGTTGATGTCGGGGCTGCCGCCGGCGGTCATCACACCCGAGTTCAGCAGCAAAGTGGAGCAGGGCGCGTCCCAGATGCCCAGGCCGAGTGAGGTTCCGGCGCCGCTGGTCCCGACCACCTCGAAGCTCACTTGGTTGACGGTGACCGCGAACGGCAGCACGAACTGCCAGACCCGGACGGTGTTGACTGAGAAGGCGGTGGTAGCGCCGGACGACTGTGGCGCCTGAATCGTGACCGGGAAGAAGTAACCCTGATCGACGGTGGTCACCAGGCTGGTCAGCGCCGAGGCGGGCACACTGCCAGAGTTCAGCCCGGCGCCGCTGCCGAAGAACGTCAGCGCCTGAAGCTCCGCCAAGTTGCTGGTGCCGGAGTTCCAAACCTTGAACCGCGACTTGTTCGCCGTCAGCGTCACCCAGTCGTTGCCGGTTGAGTTGTTGAAGGTCAGAAGGTCCGTGGTCGCCCCGCTGATCGTTTGCGGCTGGGCGAAGGTTCCGGCCTGGTCATAGTAGGCGGTCTGCGAGTTCTGGCGCGACTTCGCCAGGGTCCCGCTCCAGGCCACCGTGTGGGTGCTGCCGCTCGACGAAATCGTCACATTGGTGTCGTTGGTGAAGCTCTGGGCAGCGGCAGTCAGACCGTTCAAGGACGTGATGCCTCCGGCACCGCCCGCTGCCCACTTCAAACCGAGCGATTGCGTTGCGTCGGCCGTCAGGACCTGCCCGTTGGCGCCCACCGGCAAGCGGCTCCAGGTAGTGCCGAATGCGATCAAGTCCCCCTTGGCAGCGCCCAGGCCGCTCAACTGCGAGAGCGCGATCGTCAGGGCCGGCGTGGGGATGGTTGAGATCGCCACGTCCTTGACCCTGAGCGTCGCAGCCGAAGTCGGAACCCCCCAGTACTGCAGGTAAGTGCCGCGCGAGAGATAGAAGCGCACGGCGTAGGAGGTCCCCGCTGGGGTGGCCGTGTCGTTCGGCTCGAGCGTCACATCGATCAGGCCGTTGGTGATGGTCACGGTCTGCTTGCCGGCACCGATGGGTTCATTGCCGGCGGTGATGAACGGCGTGAACAGCGAGATTTCGGCCTTGCCGCCCGCCAGGGTCCCGTCCGGATACTTGATGGTGTCCAGGATTCGTGTGCCTGCCAGCGCCCACGTAGGCACAAGAACGAGGATCGGGAGTAGCTTTCTCATGCGGTCAGGGTTCCAGGAGAAAGTTGCAGAGCCAGCAGTTCGCGGCGGCCGGCGTTGGCCCGCGTAGCGGTCATCGCCGCGCTCTGGACCAGTCGTGGGTTGTCGGCGATAGCCTGGACGGCTTCGCCGCGCAACAGGGCGGTCGTCGCGGGGCCGTCGAGCTTGATCACGATCGGCCCAGCGTTTTGTGGGACTCCTGCGCCGATGCGGTCGAGCGAACTGCTGCCCAGGCCAGGTTGATACAACGCGCCGCCTTGCTGGACGAGCGAAACCGGTCTCACCGTGGCGGGTAGTCCGCCGATGCTCTGCCCAGTCGAGAGCGCGTAGAGTTCGATCAGATCGCGGACTTGGGGACTGCGGATCGCGATGTCGAGGTTGCCGCCGAAGCCCTGCTTGGCCATCTGTACGATCTGGTCCAACACGCCCTTCGACTGGATGTCCACGCCGTAGACCGCGCGGATCTTCTCGCGAGCCTTCTGTGCGGCGTTCTTGATGAACAAGCGAACGATGCCGGCGATGGCACCGACCCCGGCGCCGATGGCGGCTCCAATCGGGCCGCCAAACTTGAAGCCGAGCAGGGCGCCGCCGGCGGTGGTCATGGCGAGCCCGCTCAATCCGCCCCGGCGGAGGCCTTCGAAAGCCAGCAGGCCGCCAGCAAGAGCGGCGGCATCGGAACGGCCGAGCGCGGCGAACTTGCCGCCCAGAGTGGCCGTAGTTGTCGCACGTCCGGCGCCCAGGGCCACTGAGCCGCCACCGAATCCGAGGAAGCTCTTCAGGTTCACTCCGAGGCCGGCGAAGCCGAGCAGCGAGCTCGCCGGAGAGCCGGTGGTCACCGGCCCGGCGAAGCCTCCGGTACCGCCAGGCCCGCCGGTGATGCTCCCTGCGCCGAACACCGGCACGGCCCCGATGCCGAGCAACCCGCCAAGTCGGCCCAGGGTGCCACCGCCGGCCCCGCCCGGCGCCAGAGCCACGCGCTGGCCCGTGAACAACGCCGTCAGCATCCGGGCGACTTGCGAGGTGACGATCTCCCGCAGTACCGTCAGCACGGCGTTCTTGAGCGCATCGGCCAGTGCCGAGAAGATGCTCTGTCCTTTCTGCAGCATCGCGTCGAAGACCCGCTCGCTCGCCGACTTCATCTGGTCGAAGATGCGCTGATTGGCGTCCCTGACAATCTGCGTCTGGCGGATGGCAGCGTTCTCGCGGGCGGCGTTGATGCTGTCCTGGGTCGAGACCTCGAGCTGGCGTGCCTTCTCGGCGAAGGCTCGGAGCAGCTCGTCGCGCCGCCGGGCGATTTCCTCCTCGCTGATGAACCGCGCCCGGGCGATGGCCTCCATCATCACCACCTCCGCCTGGGCCTCGCGGTCGAGCGCTGCTGCTTTGAGGGCGAACGAACGGAGCAGGTAATCCTCCTCGATCGCGAGCTTCTGCTGTTCGATCGCAATCTTTTGCTCGACCGTGCGGGCGTCCACAAACTCGAGCGCTCGCAGCCGAGCGTCGCGGGCTTGCTCCAGTGCCGTCTGCTCGTAGTCGAGGCGCTTGTTGAGCGTGTCGATGGCCAGTTCCAGGGTCTCCGACTGGAACTCCTTCTCGCGGAGCATCCGCTGGCCACGCGCCTCAAGGTCGGCCGCCGTCTGCTCCTCGAGCTGTTTCAGTTGCTCACGAGCACTCTCCTTTAGTTCCTTGGACGCCTCGACGCGCAGCCGCAATTGGGTGGCTAGCGCCAGATCGCGGTTGGCTTTTGCCGAGAGACCGATCTCCTGGCGATAGATGCCGTACTCGGCGATGATCTTCGCCAAGCCTGTGAACTCCTGCTTCTGGGCCGAGATCAACAGATCGTGCGCCTTTTCTTCCGCCTGTTTGATCTTGGTGCGCAGTTCCCGCTGGCGCTGGAGCTCCTCTTGGAGCTTGCGTTCGTCTTCGATACGCGCACGGATCGGCGCCCCGAAGTCGAAGCCCTGGACGCCCCCGGCCAGATCGGTGAGTGCGGTTTTCGCGCCTGTAAGCGCCTGCCGGATCTGGTCGGCCGTGTAGCCGAGCTTCTGGAGTTCCTCGACGGAACGGCCTGCCCTGATTTCCTCCAGCAGCTTCGCCCGCTGCGCCGCCTGCTCCATGGCCTCGGCGCTCTCATCCAGCCGCTGCTTCATCTCGTACAGGGCAAAGCCGAGGGTTGCGACCCCGGCGGCGACAAGGCCCCAGGGGTTGGCGGCGGCTGCAAGCGAGATCGCCCGGATGCCGGCGGCGATCTTCAGAAGCAATCCCGGAACGTTGTAGGCCGTGATGACGATGGCCAGGCCAGCGGTGGCCTTAGTCAGGTTGGCGATGTCGGTCGCGTTCTCCTTCGCCCACTTGGCAAGCTCCGTCAGGCCAGCGACGGCCTGCCGCATCAAAGGTAGGAACTGCTCGCCGATGGTGTTCTTGGCCTCGAGCACGTAGCGGGTGAGGGAGGTCTGCTGCTTGCCGACGGTGCCCAGGGCAGCTTCGTAAGCCCCGGCAAACTTCGGCGCCTGCCGGAGCACCTCAGTGAAGGCGACCATCTTGCGCTCAGTCTCGGTCAGCTCCCGCCCGACCTCCTGTTGGGCCCGCGCAAACGCCCGCTCGAAGTTGACCTGAATGCCGTAGGTGCGCAGGACCTCGATCTGCTGGGTGACGATCCCGTGAACGATGCCGGCCAAGGTCTCCGACGAATTCTTGCCGGCGATCACCGCCGCGTCCTGCGCCAGGCGCGCGAGCTCCGTGGCCTTGGACAGATCGATCTGGGCGGCGATCATCTGGGCGATGGCCGAGCGGGCATCCTGAGTGGTGATGCCCAGAGCCTTCACAGACTCGACCTGCGCGCGTACAGCTTCCACGCTCAGGCTATTCGCCTTGGCGAGCTGGTCGAGAGCCACACCGAGCGTCTCGGTCCGGGCGGCATACTGCGCCGCCTCGACGGTGAAGGACTTCAGAACGCTGAACGCCTTCTCGATCGCAGCCACGAGCGCGCTGCCGGCGACCACGCCCTTGGCCATGCTCCCGGTCAGGCCGTCGATGCCGCGCGAAGCGCCCTGCGAGGAGCGCACGGCGACCTGCTCGATGCGGGCAAGGCCCGTATTGACCTTGTCGATCGAGCGGTTGGCCGCGTCGGTTGTAACCTCGACTACGAGTTGAAGGGTGTTCGAGGCGGGCATCGTCGGCTCAGTTCCGCAGCGTGGCGGTCGCGCTCCTCGTGGAGGATGCGTAGGGCGATGAATTCATCAAAGGCGACGTCATTGGGCGTGAGCGTTAGGCCAGTGCGGAGGGCGAAATCGAGATCGAGAGCCCGCTGGAGCAGCCATCCGGCGTCCGAATCGAGCGACTCCTCGAGCCTCAGGGCTGGGCAGTCCGCACACCGGGTCGCATCGTCAGGCGCCGAAGGGCACAGGTTCGGGCCGCCGCACAGCTCCTCCCGGCGGAGCAACCAGCAAATCAGGAAGCGCACCCCGGGCGATTCCGGCCACTCGCCGGGGTTCAGACTTCCCCCGCGTCACCCTCCTGCTCGGCCTCCAAGTACACAAGCAGCTCGGTCACGACGGCTGCTTTGTGGATAACGGGGACCTCAACCGCGTAGCCTTCCTTTGACTGCGCCAGCTTGTCGTAGAATTCCCCTGCGGCCCGGAGGTTGATCTTGAGCAGTTGCTTGCCGCGGCGGTTCTCGACCAACCGCGAGAAGCCGCGGCGGTAGTTCACGACTTCTGCGAGGGAAGGCACCCGAAGCACATGCTTGGTCACGACGCCTGGCACCTTCAGCGTGACCCCAACACCGCCATCGGCTCTCGCACAATCGTCAACCTGTGCGCGCGACAGCCGCTCGATGACATAGGAGGCCTCGTACTCGTCGAGATCCGGCCCGTCCTTATCGATCCGGATCTTGGCCAGCAGCTCGCCTGCGGCGCGTTCTCCGTCCAGGATCTCCGTCACGGACTCATCCCGGCTCAACTGGCTCACCACCACCCGCCGGCGGGCGGAGTGCTCGATCCATTCCTCATCCGATGGCCAGCGCACCCGGCAGACCTTTTTCCCCGCCGGATGCAGCACGCTGATTTCGATTTCGCGTTTCGTGTCAAACATAGACGCTCCTTACGATCCGATGTTGTCCTGGGTGCACTTGGCCACGGCCGAGAGCAGGCCGTTGACCGAGTCGTAGAGCGGCGCGCATTCGACCTCGACCGTGACGATGCCGTCCGTGTCCCCGACGATCGCGGTCTTGAAGGCGACCTTCTGGAAGGTCACCGAAATCGAGTGGTAGTCCGTGCCCGAGATCAGCTCGCCTTGTAGGCTGATGGTCGCCGTCCCGGTGGTCTGGTTGCGGAGCTTGGTCAGTTCGGTCGAGCCGTTCTCGAACCGGGCGACAAATTTGAGCGAGGCCTGGCGGTCGCCGAACTCGAGGCGCCCGCGAATGGCCGCGTTGTCCTGAGTGCCGCTGCCTGGATAGAAGCCGGCATCCAGGCGCAGGTTGTTCTTAAGTCCGAACTCGAGCGACACCAGGTTGCGGCTGGAGACGTAGTTGACGCCGTTGATCGTCACCTGAGCGCTCGCGGCCGGAAGCAGATGCTCGGTGGTTGCGGCCGGGATGGTGATCCCGCTTGGCTCGGTGAGCTTGCCGCACCCGGCGAAGTTGATCGTAATCTTCGAGCTCGAGCGGCCCGGTCCCGAGGCGAGCGTGATCGTGAAGTCCTCGACCAGGCAGCCCACGGCCATGCGGTCGAGCACGGCGCTGCCGCCCTGGCGGATGGTCTCGATGAACGAGAAGGCCGGCAGTTCGATGCCGCCGGTCACGGGATCCTGCGGCGTGCAGGTGTAGGTGATGGCCGTGATGCCGCTCTTGACCCGGTTGCCGAGACCGAAGACAAAGGCCCACGCGGCGATTTCGCTCGTGAGGTACTTTTCGATCGCGCCGCTCGCGTCCCAGTGAGACTTGAACGTCTGGGTGGCGAACTCGTGCCCCTTGCCCAGCTCGGCCGCGTCGTCCTCGACGTTCAGGGTGACGGTCGAGAGCGCCGCATTCATCTTCGCCAGGCTCCAGATGTCGGCCAGCACATTCGCCGTCTGGAGGGCGGTCTGCTTCTTGAAGCCGAAGCCGATCTTGGTTTCGCGGATGTTGGCGGGCATGGGTTACTCCTGATCCTCTTTGGGAGGCTCCTCAGGCGGTGCGGGCGCGTCCACCTGCCGCCATCCCTCGACCATCAACGGAACGAGTTCCTCCGGTACGGCGGGCACCAGCTTCTGCTGAGTGCCGTCAGGCGAGACAAGGTAGACGTGATCCATCAGTTGTCTCCGATCTCGGTGAACGACACCGTGACTTCGAAGTAGTCGGTTCCCTGCTCGTCGGTGCCGCGCTGGATGGACGGAGTGTCCATGGGATGGCAGCGGTCGTGGACCGTCGTGTAGAGCAGCTTCAGCGCGGAACCCGCGGGCACGCCGTTGACGATCAGGCTGAACAGCCTGTAGTAAGCGGTCGGCGGCTCACCCTCGAACTTCTCGCCGGCGCGCAGGTAGAGCGACAGGTTGTGCCTCCAGGCTTCGTTCGCGCCGAACGTTCCTGGAACCGTGCCTTGCCACGCGACCATGATGGAAGGGACCGGCATCTCGTAAACGGCAGCCGGCAGGCTGACCCGCTTCGGATACGAGTCGTGGTAGGCGTAGATCCGCTGTGCGTCCCCCTCCATCTCGGCGACCAGTTCCGGGATTGCCCGGAGCTTCGCCACGAGCGCCTCGACGAGTTCTGCCGGATTGATCATCGCTGCTTGCCCCCGAGGAATCGTTCAACGACCAAACGAGGAAGCATCTCGCGAAAGATCCGGCGCGCAGCCTCAGTGACCGCGGCGTTATTCGCCGGCGAGAACACCAGCCACGGCTCGATCCGCTCGTTGGCCAGCCCCTTGATCCGATCCTTGCGCGATGTGAGCGAGGCCTTGGCCGCCTTTTCACTCACCGTTCGGACCGAGAGGTTTCGCAGCATGCTCCCGGTGAGCGACAGATCCCGGATCGCTCGCCGCCGCAGCACCCTGCTCTTATAGATCGCGTAGCGCTTGGTGAGCGGCTTGGCGGGCGCGTCGGTGGGGCCCCTGGCGGTCGCCAACCGGTTTTTCACCGCCGCCAGGCCCACCGTCCCGAGCTTCAGCATCTGGAACTGGCGGAAGCTCAGATGATCCACACGGAGCTGCCGCTTGAACCAGATGCGGACGCTGGCCACAGCTACGCGACCTTGTAGACCCGCAGCTCCTCGGCGAACACCCACGGAGAGTGCAGCACGAGGCGGAGCTCCGAGTGCTGCCAGCCGCTCGGCCCGATCGAGATCAGCCGGTCGGGCCACGAGTAGTCCCACGGCGACGGCTTGTCTTCCTGGCCTGGCAGCTTCCACAGGTGCCCGACGTAGCGGGTGTCGAAGCACGCGATGGTGAACCGCGCGAGATCGAAGCCCTTCGACTCCATCGCCCGGAACACTTCCTCGAAGCCGTTCGGATCGACGGCCATCGGCAGATAGTTGAGCGTGTAGCTCTTCACGGTGCCGAGTGGCAGATCGTTTTTCGAGATCGGCTCAGAATCCACCAGCATCGCGCTCGTGCCGGAGTCGCTCGCGAGCAGTTTGCCGTGCCGCAGCAGGAAGTCGCGGGCCTCGGCCGCGTCTTTGCAATCCACGAAGAACTTCGGCCGTTTGTCAGCCGGCCGCGCCCGCGTGAACGTGGGCGGCTCGGGGGGAGTGGCAGTGACAGGTTGCGGCGCCGGTCCGCCCACGACCGGCCCGGTGAAAAGATCCCAGAATCCCATGATGGTTTCCTCCTTGAATCTCAGGTTGTGCGGTTGAAATGCAGTACCAGTTGCACGCCGCCGGCGGCGTCTGCCTCGATGTCCACCACCTTGTAGATCGCGGAGCCAACAGTCACCTCGTCGCCTCGCTCGGGCGGCGACGAAAACGCCGTCGCCTTGGCGAACAGCAGCGCGTAGGTGCCCGGCGCGGCCTCCTCCCGGCGGGCCCCCAGCTCGAGGATCCCCGTGAGCGTGAACGCAACGGCACTCTGCGGCGTGTAGGTGACCGTGCGCCCGAACGCCGCAAGGCAAGCCGCGTTCAGCGCGTCTGTGGCCGAGTCCCAGCTCATCGGCTACGTCTTGGTGCCTTTGACCAGAACCTCGGGCCGCAGGCAGACCGGCAACGGATTGCTTTGCGAGTGCAAGTCCGTCCCGCGGCCGAACTTCCGCGGCTCCTGCTTCGCGTAGAGCGGCAGCCCCAGCGTGTTTGCCGTCTCGTTGAAGTCCGCCGGCGCAAAGTAGGTCCGAAACGTGGTCGCCGTGCCTAGCGGGAAGAAGTGGGCCTCATCATCCGCGATGAACTTGCGCACGTTGCCAGCCGGATCGGTCGCCTGCCCGCGGTACTCCTCGAAGACGATCCCCCCGAAACTGAAGTTCGTCCGGTTGTCGGAGAACAGGATTTGCCCCTGTTGCCAGCGGGCGTACGCCTCTTTGACCTTGGCATGGGTGGTCAGGGCGTCGAAGAAGCCGGGCGAGCACAGGCAGTAGAACCCCGCCATGAACTCGCCGCGCAGGTTATCCTCGATGTGGCGCTTCACTTCGAGGCACTTGGTCAGCACTTCGGTCGAGGCGGTGGTCAGGGCGAAGTTCACCACCTTGGCTGTAATGCCGAACTCGCTGTAGAGGTCGTAGAGCGTCGAGGCGTCGGCATCCAGGATCACGCCCTTGAGCGCGCCCATGCGCAGGTGCTCCAACGTGATCGCATGCTTGTTGCGCATGTTCTGGAGCTTCTGCGCCATGAGGCTGGCGAGAGCCTCCATCTCGTTCTCCGAGCCAAAGGCCCGGATACCCTGGACCTCCTCGGGCAGCACCGTGTCATCGTGGGGGATGTGCGGGATCACAAACGAGCGCACCTTGCGCTTCCCCATGGTGCCCACGGTGCCGGGCGAGCCCACCGGCTGCGTGGGCAGCAGATTCAATACCCCATTCATCTCCTCAATCAGAATGGTGCGCGTGCGTACCCCTGCTGCGGGCATCAGGCCGAGTTGTTCGACGCGGCCATAGAGATTGGGGATCTTGTTGATGGCGGCGGTGAGCGCCACCATGTCAAAGGCGTCAGACGAGAATGGATTCAGCATGGTTCGTTACGCTCCTTCGCGGGTCTTGATGTTCGCGGCCTTGAGTTGGGCGATCGCAGCGTCCTTCTGGGGCTGGGTCGCTCCGGTCGGCCAGGCCAAACCGTTGTTGGCGACCACTGCTGGACCGTTCACAATCGCCGTGCCCTTGGCGTCGACGCCGTTGGGCGCCGTGACGTCGGCGACCAGGATGCCGTAGGCCTTGTCGGCTCCGTCGGTGGCCGAGAAATCGATTTGCTTGACCTTGCCCGACCCGGCAGCCACCGTGATGGTGAAGGCGTCGCCGGCGACGAAGTCGACCGCGCCGTCGGCAATGGTGAAAGTGAGGTGCGTGGTGAAGGCCGTGCCAACCACGGCGGTCCCGATCACGATTCCGTCCGGGTCCTCCACGACGAAGATGCCGCCGTTGGTCGCGGGCTCGATGCAGGTGATACGGTAGACCCCGACCTTGGCGGCCTGCCCCACGGTGGGCGCGGCGGTGATGGTACCGTTGCCGGTATTGCCGGCGACGGCCGCGCCCGTGGCGGCGCCCTTGGTGATCCGGCCGAGCACCATCGCGCTGGTGAGCACACGATCGGCGCCGGCGCCGGCGAGCACCGTGACCGGCTCGCGGCAATAGAGGGCCTCGGCTTCATACTTCAAGACATCGCCAAGGTACAAACCTTCAGTCTTGACGGCCATGTCAGTTCACTCCTTTCGCCGCCAGCTTCTCGACGGCCTTGATGACAGGGTTGTTTTCGAGTGAGGGCTTCGGGCTGGTGCCGGTGTCCGGCATCACGTGCGAGCGGATCTCGGTCGAGTCCTCGGCCGCGCGAGCCTCCATGAGGACCTGGCGGGCTTCCGCGGGCGTGATGCCGCGGGCCAACAGCCGCGCGGCCTTATCGGGCATGCCGGCCAGGGCGCAGAGTTCGACGATCTCACGTGCCTCGCCGTAGCCCTGCTTCCGGGCCTCCGCTCGGATCGCTTCAATGTCCACTGCAGGCTCGGCGATTTCAGTTCGAGCCGGTTCTTCGTTCATGGTGGTTTTGCCTCCTGGTTGGAATAGAGTGCTGCGGCCGCCGATAGCGGCCCGCAGGTCGTTCAGTGCGGCCTCGGGCGTACCCACGCGGTCGGCCAGCCGGACGTCCACGCCGTCGCTGCCGAGGAAGACTGCCGCCTCGGTCTCTCGGATGGCCGCTTCAGAGATGCCTCGATTACGCGCGACCGTCGCGACCAGCATCCCGTACGTCCGATCGACGGCGGCTTCGAGGACCTGTCGCGCCTCCTCGCTCAGCGGCACGTGGGGATGGAGGTCGGCCTTGCGGGCCCCGGCGTGGACGATGGTGTATTTGAAGCCGAGTTTCTCGTCGTTGCCGGTCATGTCCAGATGCGTGACCATCACGCCGACCGAGCCGACGCCGGAAGTCCGGCTCACGTAAATCCGGTCGGCGCCGGAGGCCAACAGATACGCCCCGCTCAGGGCGTCGTTGTTGGCCACGGCAAAGACCGGCTTGGCCGAGCGCGCGGCGTAGATGGCGTCGGCCGCATCGAAGGCGCCGGCGACTTCGCCGCCGTGCGAATCGATATCGAGCAGGATGGCCTTAACCGCCGGGTCCTTGGCGGCGTCCTGCACCTCGCCCTGGATGTCGGTGTAGGAGCGCAACCCCGACAGCGCATCGACACCGTAGGACTTGTGGACCAGCGTGCCCTCGATCGGGATGATCGCGATACCATCTGCGGTGATCTCGAAGGCCTTGCTCGCGCTTCGCGCCTCGCTGGGGGCAGCCGCACATGGGGCCTCCAAGCCGAGACGCGGCGCGAGTACCGCGAGGATCACTTCGAGCTTCTGCGGGGCGATCAGGAGCGGCGTATCAAAGACCCGCGTCGCCAGATGTGTCAGCGTCTTCATCGTCTTCCTTTCGAGGGTCGGAGTCGTACTCAAGGCCCAGCTCGTCGGCCCTTGCGTTGTCGGCGGCGATCTCGCGGTCGATTGCCTCGGCGTCGTAGCCCTGCTCGGAGACCACCTCGGCCCGGCTCTTGAAGCCGGCGCGCACGGCCATGATCTGAGCCTTGATGTCCTTGAGGGGATCGACCCAGGCCCAGCCCGGCGCAATCCATTTCACGTCGAAAAGACCTGGATCATCCGCCGCAGCCCGCAGGGCGCCCGCAAGCAGCGCCGCCTCAATCCACCGCCCCCAGATGGGCCGGCACATCTGGTAGACGATCACCTGGTGCTGGAACTGCTCGCAGCGCCGGCGGAACTCGAGCAGCCCGGCGCGGATCGAGGAGTAGTTGACACCGGTGAGATCCCCGGTCAACTGCTCGTATGTGATCCCCATGCCGGCCGCGATCGAGCGCAACTGGACCCGCATGAACGTCTCGTAGGTTGCGCCGACGTCGGCTGGAGTCGAAAACTTAACGTCCTCGCCCGGCAGCAGGACCTGCAAGGTGCCTGGTTCGAGGCCTGCGAGTGAGGCGCCGCTGGAGTCCGGGGCGCCTTCCCCGAGGATCTGATCCTCGGGTGCGTTCTTCGTTACGAAGCCCGCGAACATCGCTGCCGTCTTCTTGCGGACCAACTCGGCGTCGTCATACTGGTCGAGCTCGTAAAGCTTCACCAGCACCTGGGTGAGCCACGGCTGGCCGCGAAGTTGACCAGGCCGCAGCGGACGGAACAGATGCAGGACCGAATCGGCGGCGACGCGCACCAGTTCGGTCGAGGCCATCGGGTTCGAGGTATCGCCCGGGTGCTCGCGATAGAGGTGATACGCGACCCGCCGCCCGATCTTGTCGAACTCGATACCGGCCCGAATGTAGTTGCCGTTCTCGAGGCGCCGGGTCTCGTTCGCCGGCAGGTGCTCGGCCTCGAGCAGTTGCAACTGGAGCGGAACGCTCAAGCCGTCCTTCGGCAGCCTCGGCCGCAGCCGGATGAAACATTCACCAGCCTCCATAACCGAGCGGCAGGCCATCGCCTGAAGACCGTAGAAGTCGGTCAGCCCCGTCGCGTCGGCCTCGTCGGTCCACCGCAGCCATAGCTCCTGAATCCGCTCCTTGAGCCGCAGGTCCGGGTGCAGCGACTGTGGCTTGATCCCGGTCCCGATGGCGTTCGCCACGAAGGCGTCGAGCGCGTTGGCGGCCCACGGGTTCCGCCGCACCATGTCCCGCGAGCGGGACCGCAGGGTGTCGGCGCTGCGGAACACCAGCGTGTTGATGTCGCTGGTCGAGACGATCCATCCAGTGGTGCGGCGCGTGCTCGCGGCCGCCTCGTAGTCGGCCGCCGCCCAGAGCTGCGGGAAGGCGGCTTGCAGTCGCTTCCAAAGGCGCAACCTCAGAAACCTTTCTTCGTGGAGGTCCGAATTTGCCGCGTGACTGGGGTGTTCGTGTCCTTGGCAAGTTCAGCTTCCGCCGCCGCGATGGCGGCTTTGAGCTCGTCAATGCTGCGGTACTCGATCTCACGATCCGCGAAGCGGACGCGCCGGGCGCCGTTGGCCAGAGCGTCGCGCAGCGCCTGAAGCTGCTGGTCGGTATAGGGCACTTCAGCGCTCCAAGAACTGCGAACGGATGATCCGGCGCACGGACGCCGGTCTCTGCTCGATCACCACCGCCTGCTGGGCCGGCTGTCCAATCTCCTGCCGTTCCTGCTTGCGCTTGATCGCCGCGCCCACCTGGTCCTCGAGCGTCTTCCAGTGGCGCTCCGCGAACCGGTCGAGGCCGTAGACCGTCGCGGCCGCACGTGCATAAACGCGGCAGTCGAGAGCTTCATTGCGCTCCCGCATCTTCTGCCACTCCACCCGCCGGTACCCCTTCACTACGCGGGGTACGAGCTGCTCGGCGGTGAGTTGCTTGAAGAACTCTTCGGGATACTTCGGGAAATGCGAGTACCCAGGCGGAAATGGCTCGCCGCCTTCGTCGGTCGGTTTCTCGAGGCGCAGCCAGCGGTAGATCTCTTCTTTGATGAGACCGGTGCACACCGGCCACACGCGGATGCCGCGCCGCATCCGCTTGCCGGTCACCGAAACATCGACAGCCGTGGCCTGGCCGACCGGCGCTGCTCCGCGCTCGACGCCCTTGATGACCATCACGCGGGGCGAGGCCTGCTTTCGTGCCCAGTTGTAGACCTCCTGCGTGGCGTACCCCGAGTCGATGGCCAAGCGGACAATTGGCAGTTCCACGCCGGAGTCGCTCTCGTAGGTTTCATTGAGCAGTCGCGAGATCTGCTCCCAGACCTCGCTGCGCGAGGTATCTCCCTCGAAGACCCGATACTCGACCGACCACGACTCCTTCCCGCGGCCCCACGCGACCACCTCACACTCGATGCGGTCGCGCTGGACGTCCACGCCAGCCGTGACGAACAGCCCGCCCGCCGGCACGGTGCCGATCTTGTAGTCCTCTCGCCGCTCATACAGGCGCTGCCAGTCGGGCGCCTCGCCCAGTTGGGTCCAGGTCTCGCCCAGCACGGTGTTCACGAAGACCTGAAGCAGCGCGTGATCTTTTTGCGCCTGCTCGAACATCTTGGCCGCGTCGGCCCAACTGAACCAGCCTACCGGGCTGTACAGGCTCGACAGATGAAAACCCGCCGTGCGGCCATCACCGACTGCGCTCGGCCGCCAGTCACCCTGCGCGAGCATCTGGTGCTTCTGGTGGTTCTCGATCCGCGCGCCACAGTGCTCGCAAACATAGACCGCCACTTCGGGCTTGCCCTTCGGCCATGTCACCTGCGCGAATCTGAGAACTTGAAACTCGCCGCAGGCGGGGCACGGAACCCAGTACCGGCGCTGGTCACTCTCCTCGAAGGCCTTCTCGACGCGGCTCAACCCGGCGATCTTCGGCGTCGAGGCGAGAAAGACTTTGCGCCGCGCGAACGTTCGGGTTCGCGCCAGGGCCAGGTTGACCGGATCGCCCTCACCGTCGACATCGCCCGGGTAGCCGTCCACTTCATCGAGGAACAGGTACCGGGCCGCCATCGATCGGAGGCCCACGGCGCTGTTCGCTCCGGTCATCACCAGCACCCCGCCGGGGAACTCCTTCGCCAGAACCGTGTTCCCACTGTCGCGTGACCGCGGATCGCGAACCAGCTCGCGCAGCACCGCGCTTTCCTCGATCAGCGGGTCGATGCGCTGCTTCGAGTTCCGCTTGGCCATCTCGACCGTGGGCTGCACGCCCATCATCGGCCCCGGCGCCTGGTGAATCACATAGCCGATCCAGTTGTTCCCGCACTCGGTCGCGCCGACCTGCGCGCCCTTCATGAACACCACTCGCTCGACGGGCGAAGACGGCGAGAGGCAATCCATGATCTCCTTCAGGTACGGCGTCCGATTCGTTCGCCAAGGGCCCGGCTCGGCCGAGGCGCGCGTCGAGAGGATCCGATACTGGTCCGCCCACTCGGAAATCGTCAACAGCGGATCGGGCCGTGCGCCGGCGGCGGCTGCCGCGGCGTAGATCTCCTCAGCCGTTTGAACCATCAGCGAACTCAACGAGCGCCTTCCGAATCTCCGTGGTCAGGTTCTCGTGGACCTTGCGCGGGTCGCTCTCGGCGGCGAGCACCGCCGCCACACGATCCGGGATGTTCAACATCCCGTCGCGGAACGTCCGAAAGCGATTGAACGCCGCGACCTGGACCTCATCGCGGCTGACGAGCTTGCCGAGCCGCTCCTCGTAATCGATCTTGGCCAGTCGCGCCAGGTAGTTCTCGCGCACCGCGCGCGCACGGGCGTAATCAAGCCCGCCCGCTGCGCCAAGGTCGGCCCGGGGCGGCTCAGGCGGCGGCTGGGCCGCGGGCCTTGGCGGAGGCGATGGAAAGGCGATGGTGCTGGCCTTGGGCCCGGTGTTGCGCTCCCAGGCCGCGTCGGCTTGCTCGGTGTCGATCTTGCCATCCGCCGTAGTCCGAATCCGCCCCGATTGAATCGCCTTCTGAACCGCTCTCAGGCTTACACTTCGGTGCCTCGCGTAGCCCCTGAGGCTAACAATCGCCATCGCATTTTCTTGCCCGAACTACCGAGATTCCGCTTGCCTTCCGGCGCGAACGAAGCGATGAATGGGGTCCCTATGATCACTCGCGACCAACTGATCGAATGGGCCAAGGCGAACGGATGGACCCTGGACCGGTTCGGCCACCTCCAGAAAGTCGAGCACGAGGGCTTGCGCCATTACCGGCTCAAGGTCAGCCGCATCGCCGTCCGCTACGAGATTAAGTCGCACGCGGGTTGGGTGCGCGTCCGCAGCGGCTACCTCAAAAACCTCACCATCACTGCCGACGGCAAGCTCGCCGGCATGAAGTTCTGACGAAAGGAGAAAACCGAGAATGACCACTTTCACCATAGACTGCGACAACAACATCACGGCGTTCGCCTCGCTCAAAGAGGCCAAGGCCGCTGACATCGCCGGGGCCGAGTACTTCAGCAGCCAGCAAGAGCTGGAGCAACTCGCCGAATCCTGGTCTGTAGAGGGTACTCGCGGGCGCGGCAGCTCCAAACTGATCGAGCTCTGGAACAGCCTGCCTGGGGTCACCCCGGTCAAGAAGTTCACGGACCGCAAGACGGCCCTGGCCAGAATCTGGAAGGCCGCCCAAGCCCTGACGCCGGCTGTTGCGCCACAGGGCGCCCCTGACGCGCCGAAGGCCGCCGGGTCGACCAAGAGGGCCACCCGCCGCCAGAAAGGCGCGCCTGCGCGAGAGGGCAGCAAGAAGGCCCAGATCCTCGAGCTGCTGCGCCAGGCCGGCGGCGCGACCTTGAAGGACATAACGTCCACCACCGGCTGGCTGGCCCACAGCGTTCGCGGCTTCATCAGCGGGAGCCTCGGCAAGAAGATGGGCCTCAAGGTCGAGTCCTTCAAGCGCCCGGATGGCGAACGCGCCTACCGCGTCTCCTAGAGGCATCGGCCATGATGACCGAATTCGAAGACCACAGCGAGGAGGAGCAGCAGCTCCTCCTCCGCCACTTGGAGCGCCTGAAGGTGCAAGGTCCCGCCGGCGCTCCGCCTCCTCCACCCAAGCCCAATTGGTTCTGGCGCCTGCTCGGACGCATTTGGCTTGCCTACGTGCGCTGGCGCTACGGCCCGCGCAAGTAGCTACTCTCCACCTCTCACACCTCCGCCGCTGGGTCTAGCATCTGGCGGCGCTCTTCTTCGAGGATGATCCTCAGTTCCGCCGACCAGTCGCTCAGCGCCAGGCACAGGCCGGCCACGTCCGGGTGACCGCTTCTCAGTAGCCGTTCTGCATCGGCAACCTCGCCACGACAGCGCTCGATCTCACGCCGCAACCCGCTGCCGCTCATCTCGGATCTCCTCGAAGTTGCGTCCATCCGCATCGAGCACTGCCTTGCCACCACTGAACTCCATCCAGCGCCGTATAATCACGTCGGCGTAGCGCGGGTCGATCTCCATTAGTCGCGCCTGCCGCCCCAGGCGCTCGCACGCGATCAGCGTCGAGCCCGAGCCGCCAAACAAGTCCGCGACCACGTCGTCGCGCCGGCTGCTGTTCGCTAGCGCCCGCTCCACCAGTTCCACCGGCTTCATGGTGGGGTGCAGCCGATTGGCCGCCGGCTTCTTCTCCGGCCAAAGCGTCGACTGGCTGTGGTCCCCATACCAGGGATCTTCCTCCCCAGCGACGTGACAGTAGAAGATCGGCTCGTGCTGGAACCGATAGCGGCCCCATCCGAGGCTGAAGGTGTGCTTGGCCCAGATGATCTGGCAGCGGACCTCGAAGCCGGCCGCCTCCAGCGCGTTCTGGAACTCCCGCTGGTAGCGCGAGCCGTGGCAAACGTAAATCGACGCCGTCGGCCGGATCGCCGAGCGCAAGGCACTAAAGGCCGCCTCGAGGAACGCCACAAACTCGTGCGCCGACATCCGGTCATTCGCGATCGTCAACCGCTCGGCCGTGCGGCCGTGATAGTCGATGTTGTAGGGCAAGTCGGTGAAGACCAGATCGGCGCGCTCCTTGCCCATCAGCCGCGCCACTTCGTCCGTGTTCGTCGCGTCGGCCACCAGCAGGCGATGCCGGCCCAGCACCCACAGATCGCCGCGAACCGAAACCGGCTGCTCGGGCGCCTCGGGCGCTTCGTCCTCATCGGTCAGCCCCGCGGCCGGCTCGTCGGACTCCGCGAGCAGCGCCTCGAGTTCGTCATCGCTGAAGCCGAGCAACTCCAGGTTGAAGTCTTCCTCGCGGAGCGCCTCCATCTCCACGCGCAGCATCTCGTCGTCCCAGCCCGCGTTGAGGGCCAGCTTGTTGTCGGCGATCACCAGCGCCCGGCGCTGGGCGTCGCTGAGGTGGTCCAGCACAATGACCGGCACCTCCGCTAGGCCCAGCTTCCGCGCGGCCGCCAGGCGGGCGTGGCCGGCGATGACGACGTTGTTGCGGTCCAGCAGGATCGGGGACGTCCAGCCAAACTCAACCATCGAAGCGGCGATCTCGGCCACCTGTTCCTCGCTGTGGGTGCGAGGGTTCCGGGCGTAGGGAATCAGCCGCTCGATCGGCACCAGGCGATGGGGGCCGGGAATTCGGATCTCGATCACCGGCGCCTCCCGCTCTTCACGTAGACAGGCGCGCCGCTGGGCTTTTTCGGGCCGTAACAGGGCATTCCATTGGGTTTCCTTCGGATGGATCGCGAGTCGCGCGAGCGCAGGTCTGGCTGCGCGCCTGCGGGCACCCCGCGATTAGCAGCCACTTCATCGAAGCTCCGACCGTCGAGCGTGGCCGTCAAACCCGCTGAACGCTCGAGGCGCCGCAGCGCCACGTCGCAGTAGCTCGGACTGATCTCTATGCCGTAGCCACTGCGATCCAGCAGGGCCGCCGCGACCATCGTCGTACCACTGCCCAGGAACGGATCGAAGACCACATCGCCCGGGTCGGAGAACGCCTTGACGAAGAACTCCGGGATCGCTCGCGGAAAGGGGGCGGAATGCGATCCTTGATCGCTCTCGGACTTTGCCTCGACCACGTTGCTCGGGCGGGCGATTCCCTTGTGCCGGTCCTCGTGCTCACCCAGCAGCCCGCTACCCGAGTTCGACTTCGGCGTGTCCGGCGAGTAGTCGAAGCAATCTTCCGAAGCGTGGCTCACTGCCTCGGGCCGGAACTTGATGGTGCAGTTGAGACAGAAGTGGAAGATTGGCTCCCACGCGTTCTTGAACCTGTTACCCCAGCCGCCCGGCACGCCATTGTCGGTCTTGCGCCAGCAGAACTCGTCGACGAAACGCCAGCCCCACTGGCGCACATGGGCGATCGTCAGATCCTTGACGTAGAGGTGACGCTGGCCGTCCTCGGCGTGCTCCTTGATGTTCAGGAAGTAGGAGCCATCCGCCGGCAGGACCGATGCGATGTTCTCGGCCACAGCCCGGTACCAGTCGATGTAGTCTTCGGGCGCCACTGGACGGAAGCCGCTGGCCGGGTCGTATTCGCGTTGGGTGGCGTACGGCGGCGACGTAACGACCACGTTGGGTTTCCCGCCCTCGAAGAGCCGAGCCACCGCCGCAGCGTCGCGGCAATCGCCGCAGAGCAGGCGGTGCGGTCCGATGAGCCACAGGTCGCCGGGCTGCGTGACTGCAACAGCGGGCGCATCGGGGATCTCTTCGTCGGGCTCAGCTTCCGGGTCTTCCTCCTCGCGCAGCAGTTGCCCGAGCTCCTCCTCGCTGAAGCCCGTTAACCCCAGATCAAATCCATCGGCCTCCAGCGCGGTCAGCTCCGCCACCAGCAACTGCTCATCCCAGCTCGCCAGCTCCGCCAGCCGGTTATCCGCCAGCAGGTACCCGCGCTTCTGCGTCTCGCTCAGGTGATCCAGCACGATCACTGGGACTTCGGCCAGGCCCAGCTTCCGCGCCGCCAACAGGCGGCCGTGGCCGGCGACGACCCCGGCCTTCGAATCCACCAGGAGCGGCGCGTTAAAGCCGAATTCGACAATGCTCGCGGCAATCTGGGCGACCTGCGCGTCCGAGTGGGTGCGCGGATTCTTGCTGTACGGGACAAGCCGGTCGATCGGCCAGAGCTCCATGCGTTTGGCGATCGCTGGGGAAATCATCGCTGTTGGTGACGACCTGACTACCCAGATGACTACCCGACTACCCGGTGACGACCCGGCAGGTCGTCAGCTAACTCTCTGGAAACACGGACCACCCCGTTGGGTGACGACCCAGGTGACGACCTCTTTTCTTTCGCTGACAGTAGCGAAATCGTGCAACCAACCCACCCTCGGCCGCGAGCCCCAGGAAGGACCCAAGATTGCAATGAGTCAGAGTTAGTTGCCCACCGGCCTGCGGCCGACAACGAAGCATGAAAATGTCGCGCTGCGGGCCCGTCGAATCAACCGGT